ATCTTGATCGTGGTGGCCTTGCCGCGGTTGGACGCGCTGAAACCCTTCAGGTGGGCTTCGCCATCCCGCCATGAGATGTTGCGATAGTCACTCATATCGCCGCGCTCAGCCCCATCCGGAGAGTGTCCATGCCGTTCGCGAAGCGGACGCTGGCGGTGCGGCCGTTCGCATAGAGAACGTCGATGCGCTTCGTGTCGCCCTTGTAGCGGCCGCGCGTCACCTTCCAGCGCCGCGCCGCGATCGCGCCCTCATGGGGGCAGCCATATTCGCCGAGCAGCGCTTCCGCCTCGGCCGGCGTGATGGCGACCACATGCCAGTTGCGGCGGATGTTGCGGGGCTTCGGAAGCTCGGTCACGAGGCGCTCCTACCGATGAGCTTGCCGGCGAGCCGGTCGCGCTCGCGCTCGATCGCCATGATGAAGGCGCGCCCGTGATGCGCGGTCGTTTCCTTCGAGACGGCCCTGCACAGCGCAATTTCGTCGCCTTCGACGGCGATCACGATCACCTCGACCTTGCGGTCCGGGCTCTCCAAAAGCTGGACAAGCGCATTGGCCTCGTCCTCGGCCAGCCTGCCCCATTCCGGCGTCGTCATCATGCGATCATCCCCTCCCTCGCTGTTCGAGCGCCGCGCGCTGCACGAACGTGGCAAGGAATCGCCGGTCGTCCGCGCTGAACGGCGCCGGGTTCATCCACATGTTGAAGATCCACTCCTCGGCCTGCTCGACGGAGAAGATGTGGCGGCCGTGCAGCCAGGTCAGGAAGTCGACCGCCACGGCGGGCCGCATCCAGTAGCCGTTCCAGCACCAGTTGCCGATATAGTCCCGCGTCGCGGTGATCGGCCAATGCTTGCCGGCGATGCGGATGCGATCGAGCCCGTCGAGCAGCGTCAGGCGCGGCCCTTCGAAGTTTTTCGCCGCCAGCTCCAGCAGGCCGTCGCCGCCCAGCTGGATCGCGGCCGCGCGACCGTCGAAGATGCCGTTGTCCGGATCGTTGCAGCAGATGTCGACGCGGACGTTCATGCCGCGAATACCTTGGCCGAACCGGTCGTGATCACGCCGCCGGCGACGGTGTCGCCGACCCGCGCGACCTTCGGCCCGCCGGCGCCGCCGAGGTTCACCGCGTCCGCCTCGATCAGCACGGTCTCGGCGGTGATGGTGAGCGGCTTCGTCGTCTCGATCGCGATGCCGTCGCGGCCGAGCAGCAGCTTCTGGCCCTGATCGTCGTAGACCGCGACCTCGCCCTCCCGAAGTCCCTTCAGCCGGTAGCGGCGATCGCCGACCGCCACCACCAGGCCGTGGCTGCGCAAGCCGCCCGCGAACATCACCGCCGCCTCGGCGCCGGGGAAGGGCACGCTGGTGAAGCCATAATCCTGGAGCCGCTCGACGCCGTCATGGGTCTCGTCGGCGAGGCCGTCGATCTGGAGCAGCTGGATCCCGCCCGCGTCCTCGATCGAGGTGAGCACCGCGCGGCCGACCATGGCTGAGATCCGGCGGCGCATCCCCTGGGTGGCGCGGGTGAAGGCCTGCGCGTTCATGTCGTCTCCTTCTTCGCGATCTTCGACGCCTCGGCGTCCTCGGGCACCGGCAGCTGGCTGTAGGCCTCGGGCCGCGCCAGGCGCAGCTCGACGCGGCGGCCCCGATCGTCGACGATGAAGGCGACGCCGGCGGCCATCATCTCGGCCGAGATCCACGCGGCCGGCGCGTCGAGATCGACGAGATGCATCGGCCGCCACAGCGCTCCGTCCGATCGGCGCCAGCCCGGCAGCGCGATCGTCGCCTCCTGGGCCTTCGCGGCGCGGACGGTCGCTTCCCACTCGGCGCGCCTCTTGAGCGACGCGGCGGTCGCCTGCTCCTCGGCGACGATGATCAGCGGCCGGTAGCGCTTCACCGCCGGGTCGGTCGCCTCGGCCTTCAGCGCGGAGGCCTGCTTGCCGTTCACCTCCTCGTCGGCGGCGGACTGGCCCTTGAGGATGTAGCGGCCGAACCGCTCGGTGACGTCGTGGCCGCCGTCGATCGAGAAGGGATGCACGCCCTGGACGATGCCGACCGCCGGTCCGATGCCCTTGGCCGTGACGATCTCGACATCGCCGGCCGGCGTCGAGACGGCGAGCAGCCCGCGATGCTGGCACATCCTCGCGATCGCCTCCCAGACGGTCTCCCCGGGTTGCAGCGCGAACAGCTTGAACGCGGGCGCGGTCGAGACCTTCGCGGTCACATTGATCCCGAACGGCCTGGCGAGCTCGGCGGCGACCTCCTCGAGCTTGCGGCCGCGCCAGCTTCCCGGCTTCGCGACCGCCGAGCAATCGACCAGGTCGCCGGCCCTGGAACGGCCGGAGACGGTGATCGCGTGGCTTTCGGCATCGAGACTGGAGCCGAGCCGGTCGACCCATCCGGTGATGACCAGCTCGCCGCCGATCCGCACCTCGCAGGCGCTGTCGGCCTCGATCGGGAACTCCTCGTCGCGGATCGGATCGCGCTTGGTGACGCCGAGCTCGAAGCTCGACGCGCCGGCATCGAGATCGATCGAGATGGCGATCGAGGTCCAGCCGCCGAACAGCTTGCCGCCGATCGCCAGCTCCACGGCTTCGCCGCCATCGATATCGGTTGCTTCAGCCATTGCCGCGCACCGAAAGCGCGTGGCCGCCGGGTACGAAGCCCGGATGACGGATGCGGTTGCGCGTCGCCAGCTCGTCGGCGCGGTCGATCACGATCGCGGTGTCGGCATAGAGCCGGCGCGCGATCACCAGCGCCGGCTCGGTGACGCCGGGCACATAGTTGTGGAGCCGCTCGAGCGAGCCGCCGCGCGCGGTCACGTCGCGCACCATGATCAGCCGCAGCGAATCGAGCGCCTCGGCCGAGGCGTCGTCGCCGGCGTCGGCCGCGACCATCGCGGCGCGATCGAGATCGTCCTGCAGGCCGTCGCGAAGGCTGACCGCCTCGTCATAGCTGGCGAAGCGCACGCCCGCGCAGGCGCGCACCGCCTCGGCCGCCGCGATCGCGACGACCAGGCGCGCGAAGGCGGTCTGGTTGGCGCGCTGCTGGTTGCGGACCGGCGTCGCGCCGATCACCGGCGCGAAGGCGACGCCGTCGGCCATCAGCCGCCGCAGCGCCGCGACCCGCGCGATCGGCGGCGTGGCGATGCCGGCGACGGCGCGGACCAGGCCGAGGATCGTGTTGCCGAGCGCGAGCGGCGAGCGCACCAGCGCGATCGCGCCGGAGGTCAGCGTCGTAAGCCCGATCTCGAAGGCGCGCAGCGCGCCGCCGCCGCCGCCCAGCGACAGGCCGATATCGGCGGCGACGGCGGCGACGCGGTGAACGAGGTCGGCGGCGGCATTCTCGACGAACGCCGGCATCGAGGCGACCGAGAAGCTCGCGGCGAAGCGCGCCGGCGCCGCTTCCTCGACCAGGTCGGCCTGGGCGGCGGCGAGCGCGGCGGTGTCGCTGCGCGTCTCGGTGACGACGGGCTCGCCCGGCTCGACGAAATCGAGCGTGAAGGTGGCCATGCCGCCCTCCGCCGTGGTTTCGCTGAAGCGGTAGGACTGGCAGACGGCGTCGAACGTGCCGAGAAACGGATGGACGAGCGAGCCCGCGCCCTTCGCGTCGCAGGCCACGATCAGCGCGTCGCGATCGGCCATATAGTCGCGGCCGATGACGATCGCCTCGATCGTCCAGCGCCGGGCCGCGCGGCCGAGATCCTCGAACCACGGCGTGTCGCGTCCGGGGAATTCATGATGCTCGCCGCGCCGGCCGCCCTCGCCGTCGCCCAGCCGGATCGCGAAGGCCGCGCCGCGAAAGCTGCCCGGCCGCATCTGGTCGCGCCAGCTCATGCGGACGCCACCCGGCCGCGCGTGACGTCGATAGGCACGTCGTTGTTGGCGCTGGAGAGCTTGCGGACGCGCACCTGCTGGCCGGCCGGTGCGATCACTTCCATCGTAATGCGCCCGCCGACTTTGACGGGGCGTGCCCCCGCGCCGCCGGCGGCCACGCCGGGCGTGCGCACCGGAGGCCCGAGGCGCGGCACGCGCGCCGCCGGCGCCAGGCGCCGCCCGCCACCCGCGCTAGGCGCCGCCGCGGCGCGCTGCCCGCCACCCGCGCGACCGGCGGTCGGCGTGTTCCGGATCCAGTCGCCGACCAGGCCGCCGGCGAAGGGATTGATGTTGGGAAGCCGCTCCGTCGCCGCCACGAGCTTCAGCATCGCGCCCGCCGCGCGGGCGAGCGCCGAGGCCACCGTGCCGATGTCGCGGCCGAGCTGGGCGAAGTCGGTGTTGGCGATGAAATCGGCGATCTTGCGGCCGCTCGTCTCCAGCCATTTCGAGACCTGTGACGCCCAACGATCGAGCGACCCGTCCTGCTCGACGCGATTGGCCCAGGCGAGCAGCTTGCCGAGCTGCTCGTCGAGGAACTTGCCGAAGCCCGCGCCCCAGACGCGCCGCGCCGCGCCCGAAAGCCAGTCCATCAGGTTCGACCATTTGCCGCTTAACGAGCGCGACATACGGTCCATGCCGCCGGCGAAACGCTCATCGAAGATCTGCTTGAGCGTCTGCTGGATCGCCGCGCTGCTCTTCTTCGTCGAGCGCGCGATTTCCTTGCCGCCTTTCATGTAGGTGAAGGTCACCTTTTCGCCGGCGACGCTGGCGCGGACGCCGAACTCCTTCAGCCGCTCGAATTCGCCGGTCTGGGCGTCGGCGAGCATCTCGATCGCCTGCATCAGCTCCTTGTTCATGCCGGCGGCGGCATCGCCGAGCGAGCGCAGCGTGCCGTCCATCGGGTCGATGCCGTAGGCCTTGAGCTGGACGAAGGCCTCCATCACCTGGTCGAGCTCGTAGGGCGTCTCCTTCG